CTGGGTTGTTTGGTTTATTAGCCACCGTGTATGCATTTAAGTTTACCTGAGTTGTCCTAGTTAAAATGTAATCAGAGTCTACTAATGTTTCAACTGCACCTGAATCAACATAATTGAAGTTACTCAACTGTTTAAGTCTTACATAATCTGAATCGACTATCGTAGTTACCTCGGCAGAATCCAAGCCGCGATTAGAGTCAATCATCTTTTGTACTTCAGATGAATCTAAACCACCGTTTGAATCAATCATTCTTTGAACTTCTGAAGAGTCCAAAGTAGAAGTGATAACTCGTGCTGTTACATATGCTGAGTCAATTAAACCTAGGGTACCGGCTGAGTCGATTGAATTCGCTTTAACAAGTAAAATCGTTTGCGATGAATCTTGTGCAATACCACTTCTTAATGCTATATAGCTCGAGTCAACAATTCCACTGATAGAGTTTGCAATACTACCACCGATTGTAGTATCTAATAAAACTACACCAGTTGAATCTGGAAATGTTACAGTGTTATCTTTTGTAGGGTTAGTAATGGTTAATGTAGTTTCAAAAGAATCAGCAGTTCCACCTTCGAATACTACAGAATTACTATCAAATGAAACGCCTAGGTTATTAGCAGCACCGCCCGTAACAACTTGTAAAGCTGAAACATCATTGTACAACTCAGTAAAGTTTTGATTTATCTTACCACCAGCAGTACGCAGGTCATCGCCGGTTCCGTCATTACCGCTACTGCCGACACCAATTGTTTGTTTAGCCATCTTAAATCCTACATATTAATTGTTATTATTTATACCGAACTTACCATCGAATTTGAATATCTTTTGAATTCTCTCTGGTCGAATGTATCAAACGTATTATCAAATGTTATACCATTCCCAAGTGCAGTGCCATTTGCATCGAACGATATTCCATAACCAGCAAGTTCATCTAAATTATTATAAATGCCAGCTAAGAAAAGCATGCTAACACCTCTTCCACCAAAGAAGTTTGTAGTACGATATGGGTCGTATCTTTGTTCAGCTGAATCTGCATCTTGATCATCTGGCAACAAAAGTGATACTTCTCTATCACCTGTCATAGTGAAGCTCGCTGGTTCAATAATTTTGATTCGTGGGTCTGGGTCAGTGATTGATTCAGCCGTAATTATACTAAGCTGTCCTTCAGTTATAACTTCGACTTCTGCACTTAAGAAGAAACCTGAAGGATGAACAAAATTTCTGTACAGTATTTCCCAATCGTTTAGTGATAGTGGCGATCTAACCAATACCGAAAAGACTTGAAATATTCTACCGTCTTGTAAAACAAATGCGTCTTCTGGTCCAATTTTACCTTGCGTTAAATCGCCAACTTTTAGCAGGGTATTTTTTGGATAAATTACTTCAATATTGTTTTCATCAAAGAATGCTCTAAAGAAACCTTCGGCAGAATACAAAGAACCTTTAACACGAAAGAAGTTACCAAAATTTCTTAGTGCTTCTCTAGGAAAAGTAAACTGTGTTTGTGATACACCAAGTGCTATCTCATCGAGTACAAAGTCAAGTCTTTTGAGTGTAACATCCTCAACATCACGTATTGTAAGTATCTCATTGACTATGCCACCGAAGTTTTCATCCGAATCTAAGTGTTCATAGTATGCTTCAAGAAATGTTACGAGATTAGGATATGCTGTTGTAAAGTACTCAGGTAATACTTGTCGTACTACACTGACTTTATAACTCGACGCTAGTCTGTCGTAATCTCTTAATGTTTCAAAAGTAGCCATTTACGTTACTGACAATGATTGTGTCTGTCTATCAATCTCTGCAGTAGCAGAAGATCTTGCAGTATCAAGTTGTAGTATATAATTCCTTAAAGGCTTTATTGTGCCTTCACTTTTAGGTGTTACTCTAATGGGTAAGAATGTCTGACCTGATATGAGCTGTGTAGGTCTAAAGCCTACTAAACTTACTTTACCAGATGATGAGTTGTATTCACCTACGTTATCTAACAATACGTTTCCATCTAAGTCTATAATTTCCAATATTGTAGATCCTAAACGATTTTTAATAGTACATATTAAACTGTTAAATTCAAATGCATCACTTTGTACTCTAAAGAATACGTCATCCGGCACTGCAATACTCGTAGGGAAAATAACGTCTAATGTATTCAATGTGTTAATAGTGATAGTAGGTCGCATTTGCACGCTAGCGTTAATAGTGCTTGAAAGTATTGAATCATCTAGTGCATCTATTTCAGTTAACAAGTTAGATTTTCTAAAGATACCACCAAACGTAGAAACGTTAGCTGTGAAGAAAGACTTCATTAAGTTAAACACTCTTTCTTCAGCAGAAAGCAGTGTGATACCCGTGCGCCCAGGATCATAAGCAAATCTTGTATCTAACTGTAAGAACACGTCTTCTGGATCTGTAAACTTAGTAGTCATAGACATTACAGAAAGATTGTCTGTATAGTTTGATTTGATTAAATCTTTTACTGATTGCTTTACTGCATCACTGGTATTATCTTGAAACTGTAATGATATGTAAACAGCCCCATAATCTATAGGTTCGTTTTGATCACCACTCCACACTGATGCACTTTCTACTTGTGGAAAGTTTGATTCAACCATCGCTTTGTAGTCAAACGATGTAACCAATCTTTTTTGTCCAGCAAAAGCAATAGGAGCTAACTGTTTAATAGATTCAATCGATTGTTTTGCTGCACCACCTGTAGATTCTGTTACTGTAACAAGGTTTAAAGCATAGTCTACACCATCTACAGTAACATCTGAAGATGGCGTGAATAAAGTGCCGTTGTTAGCGTTAGCTCCTCTACTCGATAAATATGTTACTACAACTTTCTCACCAGGTTCAGGAGATTTACCAAATGATATACCATCACCGAAGTTTAATTCATAGAAACCATTAGGTGATTCGTTCAAAGCAAAATGTTTTGAGTTTTCATTTACTGTAATTGCTTGACTAATAGGTGTAAATGAGGTGAATGATGAAGAACTGGCTGATTCAAATACATTTACTTCTGCGGTTGATGTATCGATAGTTTCATCGGGTATTACGTATACTTGTCTTTCTGTTTTTTCTGGCACAAAAAATGTTTTAGTTTTTTCAGTGCCTTCTATAATAGGTAAGTTTTCTGAATCATCAGTTGTCAAAAATACGTATAAACCTGTACCATCATCTTTAGCAAAAAAGGTTTCACGTGTTCTAAATGTATAAGTTACACCGTCGATTGAGCTTGTAAATTGTATACCTTTTGCCAGTTGTAATCTTGCAGGCCGGCCAGTGACACCAGCTAAATTAACGTTTAGATTGACTGTAGCTGTCGCTGCTTTTCTAGAAGATACTTCATAGCCAAGAGTTTGTGCATGTGATACTACAGAACTTCGAAGTTGAGCAGTTGTTAGAAAAGCTTCATTGAGCGAGAAGTTAGCAGTTAATCCATTTATGTGGCTGTTATATGCTAGTACGTCTAGAATATTAGATAAACCAGAAGCTTCGAAATCATAATCCGAAAACTCACTTTTGTTCTTAAAGAAGTTCTTTAAGTTGTTTTTAATATTTGTAAAGTCAAGGTCGGATGATTTAATTTGTGTTGACATTTATCTCAGCCTCGTTAAATTTAAGTCTAGTGTAACAGTTTCACCGACACTTAGTATTTCGAACACTACTGTTATTCTTACGTTGTTTGTTTCAGGTCGTAAGTTTACATCTACATTAATGACTTTTGCTCTTGGTTCGTGCAATTCAACAGCTTCAATTATATTATCTGCTATAAGTTCTGCTTCATCGCCTGTTTCTAATTCAAACAAAAAATCATTTAAATTACCACCAAACGTAGTATCAAATGGTTTTTCAAATCTGTTAGTCATCAAAAGATTTTTTACAGATTGCTTTACTGCAGCTACAGATGTTTTCTTAAAAACATCTCCGGCCGGCTTTGGAGCAAAAACTAAATCAATGTCAGAATAATCAACACTTCTAGCTCCAACGACTGAAGTACCAAACTGATTTCCGTCTTCTAAAGAAAATGCTTTTGCCATGTTTCTATTTATACCACTTCGACCAGTTCATTCGTACTTTGTGTATAGTTGTTGAATCGAGTTTCTATTTGATTAGTAGATCTTGTAACGTATGTAGAAGGCATTTCAGGCATTATCAATATTATTTGAGCAGTAAGACTTCCACCCACATTAAACGTATCATAACTCAATATCATTTTTTCGAATTGAAGCGAATCTTTCCACCACGTTGCAAGATCAAAAGTTTTCTTATTGTCTATTTCACCTTTTCTATTTCTTAGTTCATAAACAACGCACCTTCCTTTAGATTTCAAATCGTTTATTCCACCTTCAGTCATTGTTTCATTTGGCCCAGCTCTATAGATGCCTTCCGCTACAACTAATCTGTATTCATCGTACTCATCATCATCTATCATTATGGATTTTAGAACCTGGCCATGCATATAGAGGTTGCGAGTTATTTTAACACGATCCTCTAATTTTGTTACATGATCAAATGTAATTGAATCACCATAACCGCCTAGAAATTTAGCAATTGTAATACCATGATCTATTTCTGTCCTTGATGTAATGTTCACTTGATTTTCAGGCTTATACTTAGGGTGTGGCACGTGTTCTATATCTGCATTGATAACACTTCCTTGAAACCTTTTTGATTCAGCACCTACAACTTTACCTAATACACTCTTAGATCTTACACGTCTTGGTGTAGCTTCATTAGAAATAACTCTATCAACACTAGGTGGTACACTATTAGAAAATGTTGCTGATATAGTATCCTCAGCTATGAGTGTACCAACAAACTTTGTTTTCTTTTGATTCAAAGGATCTCTTAGTTTTGATCTAGCTTCCGTAGTACTAAGTGTTCTATTGGACAC